GCACAAACCGAACTTCGTGTTGGTTATGAGCAAAAGACCGATGGGGGTACAACCATCTTCGGTGAAATTGGACCTGGTTATGAATTTGTGAATGGTGGTGATGGACAAGGTGTTGCTGTTGGTGAAGTTGGTGTAAGTTTCCCGATTGCTAAGCAACTCTCTGGTAAAGTAAAAGTTGCTGGTGAGTATGGATTCAATTCTGAGGTCTTTGCTCTTGGTGGTGAAGTAAAAGTTCGTTACGCTTTTTGATAAAAAACTCATAAGTTGAGTAGAAGCACCTCTTCGTGAGGTGCTTTTTTATTGTATAATAAATAAGTAAAATATTTGAAAAATTATAGAATATGGAAAATATAAAAATTAGATGTCGTTCTTGTGGAAAAGAATTAGAAGGACATCCAACTAAAACTATAACTTGTGGTTGTTCAAATATGGCAACTATTCGTGGTGGAGTCATATCTGCATTGGATTTAAGTAATGTTATAATGTTAAATTCTATTAATAAAAAAGAAAAAACAGGTGTCCTTACATCTGAAGATATTGCTTGGCAAGAAGCACGTCGTCAAAGAAAAGTAAAAAAATTAGATTTTGATGTCCGTTAATTGTGTCTTTATATCAACACAAACTTGACATTCGTAAGGTGCTCACTAGTATAACTAGTAGTATTCATCTCAAAACTTATGGACCAACATACATACGATAATTGGGTGAAGATTAAAGAAACTTTTGAAGCTTCTGGAAATCTGGATAATATGTTTTATAAAAGAGCAGTTGAAATTGTGAAAACCAGAAGAGACCCTTTGGCAAAGTTTCTTGGAGATGAAAAGTGATGGAACCTTTTGATGATGATTATATGACTCGTACAGAAGTTCAGGAGATGATCGATGCTGCTATACGAAGGCATAATCGAAATGCTTCCATTATTTCTATGTGCGTTGGTTGGGTGGTTCTTGCTCTATTTGCTGAGGGACTTCTAAGACTTGTAGGTGTGATTCCACCACTACTTCCTTTTCTTAAAATTACATTGAACTAATGGTATCAATTACAGAAGAAGATTTAAAAGAATTACAAAGAATAGTTTTACAACAGAAGATAGACGAATTATTTGAAGAACCATCTACTTACGAGGATGAAGAAGATGAGTGGCACAATTCTTAAAGCAATTTGTATTTTCGGTCTCATAGCAATTTTTATAAATTGGGGACTTCACAATGCCTATCCACAATAAGAAGTATCAGTTTGCAATGTCGGCATTTGTAAGAATGCACGGGCATGGTGTGACTTATAATCACGATATCAGGCAGTTTTGTATAGAATGGTCTGAGTGGGGTGTAAGTGTTCCTTTATCAGGTCTTGATGAGGTAGACCAATATTTTTACTATGAATATAAAAACTGGAGAGGTAGATGATTTTTCATATCGTAGAGGCACTTGCAGCAAGTCCGATCTGGTTAGGACTTTGTGGGGGTGGGTTGATTATTCCCCCAATTATTGGTATAATGCTAATTCATAGGTCATCTAAAAATAATAATTAATTTTTTATGAAAAAAGTATTGGTCACTGGTGGTGCAGGATTTATTGCACATCATTTGATTTCTCAAATTATTAAAAATACTGATTGGGAAATTATTAGTTTAGATCGTCTTGATTTTAGTGGAAATTTGAATCGTCTCCATGATGTCCTTAAAGATTTTTCCGATGAAGAAAAATCAAGAGTAAAGGTTGTATTTCATGACCTAAAGGCAGCAATTAATCCACTTATTGCTGCTGATATTGGAAAAGTTGATTATATTTTACATCTTGCTGCAGGATCTCATGTTGATCGGAGCATTGAGTATCCACTTGAATTCGTCATGGATAATGTTGTGGCAACCTGCAACATTCTTGACTTTGCTAGAAGTCTTGATAATCTCGAAAGATTTGTTTATTTTGGTACAGATGAAGTATTCGGTCCTGCCCCAAGTGGAATTAATTATTGTGAAAATGATAGATATAATTCCACAAATCCATATAGTGCAACAAAGGCAGGTGGTGAAGAACTTGCAGTAGCATTTGAAAATACATATGGATTACCAGTGTATATTACGCACACAATGAATGTCTTTGGGCAAAGGCAGCATCCAGAGAAATACATTCCAATGTGTATTAAAAGAATTCGTGATGGGGAAACTATTACCATTCATAGTGATCCCACTAAAACTATACCAGGGTCTAGGCATTATATTCACGCTGAAGATGTTTCTGATGCTCTTTTGTTCCTTTTAAATCGACCTACAATTACTGAAAAAAATTGGGGAGATGCTAAATGTCCAAAATTTAATATTGTTGGGGCAGAAGAATTAAATAATCTTCAACTTGCACAAATAATTGCTGATGTTCAAGGAAAAGAATTAAAATATGAGATGATTGATTTTCACTCTGCACGTCCTGGACACGATCTTCGTTATGCTTTATCTGGTGAAAAAATGAAACAAATGGGGTGGGTTCCCAAAGATATACGTGATAGAATTCGTGAGGTTGTTGAATGGACTCTTGCAAATGAACGTTGGATTAAACTATGAAAATTGCATTAATTACTGGAATTACCGGGCAAGATGGTTCGTATCTTGCGGAATTACTTTTGGAAAAAGGATATGAAGTTCATGGTATTATTCGGAGGTCTTCTCTTATTAATACTCATAGAATTGATCATATTTACAACCGCATTAAATTGCATTATGGTGACCTCACCGACTCTACTAACTTAGTAAGAGTAATTCAGCAGGTACAACCTGATGAAATTTATAATCTTGGTGCCCAAAGTCATGTGAAAGTGTCTTTTGAGATGCCTGAATATACAGGTATGGTTGATGGTTTAGGGACTTTACGTGTTCTTGAGGCAGTGCGTCTCTTGGGTATGGAGAATAAAGTTCGCATCTATCAAGCATCAACTTCTGAAATGTTTGGTTTGGTTCAAGAAATACCCCAAAAGGAAACTACTCCATTTTACCCTCGTAGTCCTTACGGATGTGCAAAGGTTTATGGTTACTGGGTGACTAAAAACTATCGTGAGGCATATGGAATGTATGCTTGCACTGGAATTCTTTTTAATCACGAATCCCCTCGTCGTGGTGAAACATTTGTTACTAGAAAAATAACTCGTGGGCTTTCTCGTATTTCAGTTGGTATGCAAGATTGTTTGTATCTTGGAAATCTAAATGCAAAAAGAGATTGGGGTCATGCTAAAGATTTTGTAAGGGCAATGTGGATGATGCTTCAGCAAGATAATCCAGAAGATTATGTAATTGCTACTGGAAAACAATATTCTGTAAAAGAATTTGTAAATGCTGCTGGACCTTATTTTGGACTTCATATAAATTGGGAAGGTGAAGGATTGGATGAAGTTGGAATTGAAAAATTTAGTGGAAGACCAATCATTAAAGTTGATTCAAAATACTTTAGACCAACAGAAGTAGAAACTTTACTTGGTGATGCATCAAAAGCAAAAAACGAATTAGGTTGGGAACCAGAGATTTCCTTTGATCAATTAGTTGAGGATATGTGTATTCATGGACAATAATTCTAAAGTATTGGTTGCTGGTGCCAATGGAATGGTTGGATCAGCAATCGTGAGAAACCTTGAAAGTAAAGGATACACCAATATCATTAAAGGAACTCGTGATGATGTTGACTTCACGAATCAAGATGAAACGGAAAGATATTTCTGTTCAGAAGAACCTGAGTATGTCTTTGTTGCTGCTGCTAAGGTTGGTGGCATTATGGCAAACAATAACTATAAGGCAGATTTTTTGACTGAGAATCTTCAAATTCAAACTAATTTGATTCAACAATCTTATAATTATGGAGTAAAGAAACTTTTGTTCCTAGGTTCTTCTTGCATTTATCCTAAGTTTGCAAATCAACCAATTACTGAAGATCAATTGATGACTGGGCCTTTAGAACCAACTAATGATGCCTATGCTATTGCAAAGATCGCTGGTATTAAGATGTGCCAAGCATATCGTGAACAATATGGATTTAATGCGATTTCTTTGATGCCAACTAATCTTTATGGTCCAAATGATAATTTTGATTTAGAAAGTTCTCATGTTCTTCCAGCAATGATTGCAAAATTTCATAAAGCAAAGGAAGATGGATATATTATAGATCCAGGAGGTCCTTGGTATGGTCCATCCGTAACTCTTTGGGGAGATGGTTCTGCAATGAGAGAGTTTCTGCATGTTGATGATTTAGCAGAAGCATGTTATACTTGTATGCAAAAGTATAATGATCCAGAACCTATTAATGTTGGAACTGGTGAAGACGTGACAATTAAACAATTAGCACAAACTATTTCTGATATTGTTGGGTATAGAGGCGAAATTTTATGGGATAATTCTAAACCTAATGGAACTCCTAGAAAAGTTCTTAATGTAGATAAAATTAAATCTCTTGGATGGGAACCAAAAATAACTCTTAAAGAAGGAATTAAAAGTACTTATCAATGGTATGTTGAAAATGTTGTCTCATAATTTTCCAAACATTTATTGTGCGAGTTTAAAAGAAAGCACTGAAAGACAAGAAAACATAAGAAAACAATTTTTAGAAAATAATATTGAGTCATTTCAATTTCTTTTATCGGAAAGATTTGAAAATACTAATGATATAATTGAAGGTGAAAAGACTTTTTATCTTGATGATGGAACAAAGGGAGCAGTAACCTCACATCTAAGAATGATTAAGCATTGGTACTACAATACTAATGAGCCTTATGGATTTTTCTGTGAAGATGATTTAAGTTTAGAAACCATTAAATACTGGAATTTTACTTGGGATGAATTTGTTAAAAATTTACCAAAAGATTGGGATTGCATTCAATTAATGTGTGCAAGTGAAAATGCTGGTGATATAAGACTTAGAAAAAGAAACTGGGATGATTTTTCTGTTGGTGCTTATATCTTGACAAGAAAATTTGCAAAAGTGTTAATTGACACTTTTATTAAAGATAATAAATTTTTACTTGAGTTTCCAGATAATCCAGATTGGGTTCCTTTAGCAGAACATTTGATTTATTATACTCCTAAAAGTGTTATAGATAGTGTAGAAATGCAATATAATGTTTTTGTACTTCCTTTATTTGTAGAAGAAATAAAATTTAATACTACATTTTTTGATAGAAAATCAAAATATTGGGGAAAAGATACTGGAGTATATCAAGAAACTCACAAAGGACATCATATTGATTCTTACCATAAAGTTTTAAATTGGTGGAAAACAACTGGTAAAAATTTAACCATTCAAGAAATTATGAATTTATGAAATTTCTAACATTTTTAAATAGTGGGTGTATTGAAATATGTAAAAATATGTTGAAGTCTGCTGAAAATGTAGACATTAACATGGACGATTTTTATATTGCTTGTTTGGATGAGAATTCTTATCAACATTTTAAGCAATATAAAAATTCTTTTTTGCATATTGATCAACCCATTCTGGAATATCAAGATTGGACCTTTGATGAAAATAGTGGTTTTCGTCAAATTGTAAAAAATAAATGGAAAATTATTCAAAAAATTTATCAAGAACACAAACAATTATGTTGGGTTGATACTGATATTGTATTTGTCAAAAACCCTGTAGAATCTATATCTGGACACCAAGAAGTTTTGTTCCAAGGTGATTCCCCTGGATCTACTTTGTGTTCTGGATTTATGGTTTTTAATGACACAAAAGAATGTGAAGATATCGTAAATGAATGTGCTTTGATTTCAAATGCTGATGATCAATTAGTTATTAATGAGATAGCATTAAAAAAATATTCAACTTCTATTGCAATTTTAAATCGTGACTTGTTTCCAAATGGATATGCATATTATACTGAGGGTAAAAAAGAAAATGCTTTAATTGTTCATAATAATTGGATGGTTGGTGTTGATACTAAAATTCAAAAATTTAAGGAGGAAAAATTATGGTACTTATGAAGAATGATGCTCTCAGACCTGCATCAATATCTCCAACTTATCCTCCATATCATACTGGAGAGTATCTAGAAGAATATTTTTTTAAAAGATGGAATGAAGAAAATATTCAAACGGATAGAGAATATATTGATGTTTTTTGGACAAATAATTTTTGCAATGCAACTTTTGCTGGACAAACATATCAAAATATTCAAGAAGAATTAAACAATACACTTTTGCCCAATGGAAAATATTTTACAGTTTCCCAATTTGATGATGGACCTTTTGAAAAATTTCCAGAAGATACTTTGATTTTTTCTGCAGGTGGCAATCGGGAAGGGAAAAATATTATTCCGATTCCTTTAATTTGTAGTCCAATTCCAAAAGATTTAATTGAACAAAAAGAAAAAACTATTTTTTGTTCATTTGTTGGGTCTAGAAATACTCATCACATTCGTATGGATATGTGTAAGTATCTTTCAGATAAAGAAGGATATGAAATATCTGCAGGAAACTGGTCTACTGAAGTCCCTATGGATAATCTTAAAAGATTTGTTGACATAACTTGCTCAAGTAAATTTGCACTTGCTCCAAGGGGATATGGAAAGCAAAGTTTTAGAATGTATGAAATTCTTCAACTTGGGGCAGTTCCTGTTTATGTTTCTGATGAACATTATCTTCCTTGGATGGATGAATTGGGTTGGAATGAGTTTTGTGTTCCTATCAATGAAGATGAAATTGAAGAAATTGATATTATATTAAAATCTATTTCTGATGTAGAATATAATAAATTGTTGGAGAATGGAAAAAAAGTTTATCAAGAGTACTTTACTCTTGAAGGTTTATTTAAAAATATAATTAAAAGAATCTGAAATGAATAAAGATTTTTGCTTTGTAACTTTATCCAATGAACCTTATTTGGATAGAGCACATCAAACAATTCAGGAACTAAGAATAAATGGAAAATATGATGGTGAAATAGTTGTAATTATAGGAGATGATTTAAAAGATAGAATTGATTATGATGACGATAAAGTGACTATTAAATATTTTCCAAATATCGATAGGACAGATTCTTTGACAAAAATTTCCAATACTAGAATTAGTGATGGGAGAGAATTTACTAAAACATTTCAATGGCAAAAAACATATTGTTTCCATGAGTATTTTAAAAAATGGGATAAGTGTTGCTTTATTGATGCTGGAATGAGAATTATAAAACCAGTAAATAAAATTATTAATCTTGATTGTGAAAATAAACTTTTAGCTCACTCTGATTCTTATCCTACATACGAAAGAACTCTTTCTTGTCAATTTGATTCTTTGTATTTTTCCGAATTATTTGATGAGTTGAAAAAGAACTACGATATGGATATTGATTATTTTCAATCTACAATTATGCTCTATGATACAAATATCATAGAAGAAAATACTTTTGAAACACTCATTGAGTTATCAAATAAATATTACAACACAAAGACAAATGAACAAGCAATTTTTAATTTGTATTTTACGTGTTACAAAAAAGTTTGGGAACAATTAAAAATAAAGGACGAAGAGACATATTATTATGATTTCTTTGAACGAGATTCGCAAACATATAAAAATTATATAATGTTAAAGTATCCAAAAACTCTATGAATAAATTGAATGTTGATAAAGTTTATATCTGTCATTATAAAAAATTAAAAGACAGAAAAGATGAATTAAAAAATCATCTTGAAGATAATAAAATTTTTGATTATGAGTTTGTTGAACTATTTGATAAAGATGAATGGGATAAAGAAGAAATTAGAAAACAATATCCCAATGTATTTGAAGTAACCGATGAAAATAGATATCTAAATGACTCAGAAGTATCTCTTACTTTAAAACACTCTTGGATTATTCAAGATGCTCACAGTAAGGAATATGAGAGTTCCTTAGTTCTGGAAGACGATGTTCTTCTTTGCTATGATTTTTTAGATAATTTTAATAATTACAAAAGTCAATTACCAGATGATTGGGATATTGCTTGGGTTGGTTCTTGCTATAATCTTCATGCAGATTATGATGGGAAAACCAATGTATATAAAACTAATCATGGTTCTAGATGCACTCACGCATTTGCTATAAGTAAACAATTTTGTCAAAAAGTAGTTAATGAAGTAAAGAATGTTAATGATGCATCAGATTTTTTCTATAACAAACTTGTAAAGAATTTTAATCTGAATAATTATTGGTTTGAACCATGTCTTGCTTTCCAAGACATAAAATATCAATCTGCTATTTCTGGTAGATACTGGCCCTCTCACTTAATGCAATAAAAATGAAAGTATGTTTTTCTGATTTTTGGGCTCCCTTTGACCAAAATAATAATTTTTTCATCAATACTCTGAAAGAGATGTATGAAAATGTTGAAGTTGTTTATCCAGAAGATGCTGATATAATGTTTTACAGTGTTTTCGGAAATGAAAATATGCTGTATAAAGACTGTAAGAAAATATTTTTTACAGGTGAAAATGAAAGACCAAATTTTAAAAAGTGTGACTACTCTCTAACTTTTGATTTTGATGATTATAATGGAAAGAATTTTAGACTTCCATTGTGGTATCTTTATATTGACTGGTTTAAAGTGGGAACTTATGATAATCCAAATTGGTTAATTCCAGAAGAATATCTTTATAATGAAAATGAGTTTACGAAAAAACCAAAAAATGAATTTTGTTCTATTGTTTTTGGTAAATTTGTTGATAGTAGAGTAGAAGCAATTGAGGCAATAAGTAAATATAAAAAAGTGGAAGTACTTGGAAAGGCAAACCCTTCAAAAACTTTACCTGATGGTGAAAAATATAAATTAGATGCAATATCTAATTATAAATTTTCTCTTTGCTTTGAGAACTCGATTTATCCTGGATACCATACAGAAAAACTACTTCATGGAAAAATTGCTGGAAATATCCCAATTTATTACGGTGATTCTACTATTTCTCTAGATTTTAATCCTGAATGTTTTATTAATGCTTTTGGTATGGAAAATGAAGAATTAGTTGAAAAAATAAAAGAAATTGATTCTGATGAATCTTTATATAATAAAATTATATCCCAACCATTATTTACTAAGAAGAAAACAATAGAACCAATTAAAGATTACCTTTACAGTATTTTAAAATGAATTTGCATCTTTTGTCTTTTGGATCACCATCTGAAAAATATAATTGGACTCTAAGTAGATTAAAAAAAGAAGCAGAATATTTAAACGTATTTAAGACTATTAATATTTTTACAGAAAAAAATATTTTTGATTTTTGTTCTGACTTGAAACCCTACGAGAATTTTATGCAATCATCTAGGGGATACGGTTACTGGATTTGGAAATACTTTTTGGTATCTAAATTATTTGAAAATTTATTGGAAGGTGACATATTATTATATTTGGATGCTGGATGTTCAATTAATGAAAATGGAATTGAACGTTTGGAATTTTATTATGAAATGGCAGAAAAAAATAATATAGTTGCTTTTAAGATGGAACATTTAGAAAAAAAATATACTAAAAAGGATACTTATTTGAGGGTGATTGGGGAAGATTTAAAATTTTATGATGAAGGTCAAGTTCAAGCTAGTTGTTTTTTAATTAAAAAAACAAAGAGTACTATTGATTTTATTGATGAAATAAAAAGTATATGCGTAGATCATAATCATCATTATATTAATGATGGAAAATCTTTAAATGAAAATGATGAAACTTTTATTGAACATCGTCACGACCAATCTGTTTTTTCATTAATGTGTAAAAAGCACAACGCATTTTTAATTAATGACGAAACTTATTGGGAACCAAATTGGAATTTGTTTGGAAAAGAATACCCAATATGGGTTACAAGGATAAGGTAGAATTATGAAAGTAGCACTTTTATTTTGTGGTCAAATGAGGACTTTTGATCATCCAAAAGTTTTAGAATTCAATAATACTTTGATTGAAAAGTTTAATTGCGATGTATTTGTTTCTACATGGGAAAATCGTGGTGTTTCTATGTGGACAGTTAATACGCAAGATTTGAATTTGTACGATGAACATAAGGATGAAAAAATATCAGAAATTGATGTAAACCTAATAAAAAATGTAAAAGATTTTCAGATATTAAATTATGATGAATATCTTGATAAGTACTCTTTAGATGAAATTAAGCAAGGTTTACTAGACAATTCTTGGTCTCTTGGTTCAGTAACTTCACATCCACAAGCATATACTATGCATGTTGCTGCACTAATGAAACAAAAATAT